CGCAGAACGACATCATCCGTGTCGGTTCCTTGATCTGCTCCACACCGACGTTCTGCTTGAAGCAGGCCCACACGTAGGCTTCGATGGGAAGCGTCTCGATGTCGGCCACGAGTACACGTGGCCCCTCCTTCGGTGCCCGCTTGATGAACGCGGGCAGCTGTTTCACTCGACGCATGATGTCTCCTTCTTCTTTGCACGTGAAGCTCGTGCACGCTTGTTGCGCAGATCGCGCTTCTCGTCCTCGGACTTATGCGTAGGGTGCAGGAGTCCTGTGATGTTGACCATGTGCTTGCGCAGGTACGCAGCGACACCGTTGGTGAACACCCCGATGTCGCGCACGCCGTAGCGTGCAGCGTTGTTCTCTAGCTTGCCGAGTAGCGAATTGCATCCAGCATGCAGCACACCGCGCACAGCACCCGTGCGATGATCGTGATCCAACACGGGCCTCGCGGTGACGGGGGTTCCGCACACTCCGCAAAGGTTGCGTTGATCGGCAAGCATCGTGGTGCGGACAGTTGCGACTTCCGCATGTTTCAGTCTCCGCATAGTATGGCCTCCGCCTCAGCGCGCGCTGTAGCCACACGATCACACAGCCGCTCGCATGCACCTTCGATGCTCTTGGCGAATGGGATGATGGTCATGAAGTCCAGCATGCCTGCGAACCTGTCCGTGCGCAGCCACAACAACGTGGCCTGCTCAACGAATCGGTCGGCCCAGTCCTCGTCGTAGTACCCACGATACAGCCCGGACACGATGGCGTATGCCTCGGCATTGTTCTCGGTGCCAGCCAGCAGCTTGTACGCCGTGGCCTTGCCGACCTGTGCTTCCTTGCCAGCTGGTGTGATGTACTTGGGCAGGCCGGGAATGAAGTCAGCCGTGTCACCCATGAGCATCTGTAGCCAGAACCACTTGTGCCCATACGTTTCATCGTCGGGGCCAGTGAGATCGTACGTGCCGAACGGCACCTCGACCAGCTGCTTTGTTTTCCAGATGACGTGGCGACCGGGCAGCATACGCATGTCCTTGTCCGCTGTGCAGATGACGGACAGCTTGCCCGCTTGCGCAGCGTGATGCGTGACGTAGGCAATACCATCGTCAGCCTCGCGTGTCATCCAGTTCTTGACTCGGAACTTGTCGCCGTCGTACGTTTCCATGTACTCGCGCAGCACCTCCCAGTTCTTTGGCTTGCGCCCGGAGTTGCGCTGCCCTTGGTACGGCTTGACGGTTGCGGCGAGATACCTCTCGCCCTTCGTACTTGCTCGGTCAGTCAGGTGCAAAACGACAGCAGTTGCACCCGAAGCGAACTTGATGCTGTCCAGCTTCGAGAGCAGGTTGCGTCGTGCCTGACCGGGATCGGTGTCGTCACTGCCCGCACAGTTGTACGCACAGAAGTCACCATCCACGTGTGCGACCAGCCCCTCGGTGGGGCTGGGCACATTGACGAGGGGCATGGGGTTCGCAGCCGCAGCCTTCGCTGCGTAGGCTGCGATGTCCATCAGGCCACACCCTCCATCGGATCGTCAGCTTCCGGCGCAGCCATCGGTGCGTCCTCGACTTCACCGACCGCAGCATCCAGTGCAGCCGCATCTTCCTTCGTCACCGTCTTGGTGGCGTAGTCATAGATCGGGCACGCCTTCCAGTTCAGCGCCTTCATGATCTTCTCTTGCAGCACGTTCTTGCTGCGGGCAGGCGCGGTCACCTCACCCTTGTCATTCTTGCGCTCATCGTACTGGCCGTCGATGAAGATGCTGTCCCACATTTCCGGCGTGGCGAAGTCCCACAGGAACAGCTTGAGTTCCGTGATGGGTGCATCCACACTGATGCGGTACTCGTCACCCGTCTCCGGGTTGGTGGCGAACGGCTTGCGCACGTCGCGCAGGTTCACGAACGTGAAGTCCTTGCCGTCGATCTTCTTCTTGCTGTGTTCGATGCGGCCAACGTAATCGTTGCCCAGCAACTCAGCGATGTGGGTGGCCTTGTCTTCCCAGTTCATCGCAGCGAACAGCTTGAAGAAGTTGGACTTCTCGGTGAGCGAGAGCTTCACGCGCTCGGTCACACGATGCGGATACTTCACACCATCCACGTCACGCGGCGGATGCTTCGGGCCACTCAACTCGAACACCAATTCGGCGGTATCGTTGACCTTCTTCTTGCCCTGCCATTCCGACTCCCTCTTGCCCGTCTCGAAGTAGCCGACGAAGCGCAGGCGTACGAAGCCCTCGGCAGGCAACTCATAGTCGCCGCCGCCGGTCTGCGCCTGCGTCATGTCCGGGCCTTTGTTCTTCGCAGCGTCGATAGCTGCACGGATGTTGAACGCCATGTATTACTCTCCTGTCTCGAATGATGGGACGAATCCCTGCATGTAGTTGTCTCGCACCCATGTGCGGTACGCCTTCACTTGCAGCTTGAAGCCCTCGGGAAGATCGTGTTCTTCGATCATGCTTGCACCACTCTTGGTCTCGGTCGGAACCGGAACGTCTATGTTCCACTTGAACACGTAGGACATATACGCACTGGCTTCTTCCATGCAAGCGTGGAGCAGGGCCGCGCTCTGCACTTCGACTTCGGGAGACGTGTCAATGTACAGTGCGTCGTGCACCTGATTGACCAACACGGCCCTGCCGCCAAAGTTCTTGTGGGAGTAGAACGCACGCACGGCCAGCGCCATCGCTGCCTTCGCCCATTCTCCACCCGTACCTTGCACCACGTAGTTCTTGATCTCCGTTGGAGAGAACGACTGCGTGATCTTCTTCTGTCGCACGAGCCAGCCCGGTGAAGGCTGCTCGCTGTAGCTGTACATCTTGCCGTCCGGCGTGGTGAAGTGCGAGCGCCCAAGCTGGCACGTGATGCCCGGAACTTCCGGGTGCTGCACGAACCTGCTGGTCGGCACGCGGTTCGCGCCGATGGTCTCGGTCACCATGTCGTAGTACGCATCGACCTGCGGGTAACGCTTGGACTCTGCTTCGATCAGCGCCTCGACTTCCTCCTGCGGCATGCCGGTGGTGACTGCGATCTTCGCAGCACCAGCACCGTACGCGCGCTGGAAGCTGAACACCTTGGCGTTGGTGCGCCGCTTCTTCCACAGCTTATGCTCGGGATGGTTCTCATCCTTCGATGCCTTCAACACGAACTCGTAGTCCACGTTGAACGTGGTTGCGCATCGTGCGCAGTGCATGTCGAGACCATCACGCAAGTCTTGGAGCAGCTGACGATCACGAGTCAGGTTACCCTGCACGTAGATTTCCAGCGCAGTGAAGTCCGACTGCACGATCTTGCCCATGCTGTAGCGTGAGGAGAACACACTCTTGACCACCGACTTCCCTTCCTTCGGGATGTTCTGCAAGTTCGGGTTGCTCGATGAGAAGCGGCCCGTCACTGTACTGGTGTGGTTGAGCGAGTGATGGATGATGCTGTCGTCACCGACCAACGTGAGCATGCCCTTGCTCTCTCCCGTCTCGGCATCCGTCGTGATGTAGTACGTGCCCAAGTCCTTGACAAGCGATGACATTTCAGCCAGCGTCTTGAGGAATGGGATGTCACGATTACCCAGCGCCTCGATCACATCGCCAGCCGTGGAGTACACACCTTCGGTCGAGGTCTCCCACTCAGGCGATGGTTCGGTGTAGCCGGGGAAGTCGAAGTAGAAGTCAGCGTTGCGTTGCTTCGGCCCGCGCTCGATGTCAGGCACGGTCACTTGCTTGGTCTTGTACTCGCCCTTGTTCTTGCCACCAGTGAACGTCGCGTAGTTGAGCGCATCAGTTCCCGAAGGCGGAGTAGCAGTGGTCGATCCATCCGTAAGGACATAGTGCTTCTCCTTGAGTTGGTAGTACACAGGCTGGCCGTTGTCATCGGTGACAACTTCCTTCGCCACGTACTTCACCTTGCCGCCGAACACCAGCGCAGACAGGTGGAACCTGCTGCCCCAGTTGAACTCGAACGGCAAGTCGGCAGGCAGCGCCTTATCCAACTCGGTGCGGAGATCAGTCAGCTGCGTCTGCAACTGCTCGGCAAGTTCAAGCCCGAGCTTCTTGTTCACGAACATCCCGTTGCGTTCCATTTCCGTGGTACACAGCAGGCTGTCCATGTTGAGCAGCACCGACTGCAAACCACCCCGCGCACGGAACGCATCGACTTGACCGAGGAACACAGCCTCGGTGTTGCCGATGTCGCCGAGGTCTTTGTCCTCACCCTCCGCACCGATCAGGTATTCCATCAGCAGGTCGGGATCGATCTCGGTGGTGTCGATGCCTGCTTCCCACAGCGCCTTAACCGCATCGTTCTTGAGGTGACCACCATAGCGGGGTGCAACCTCATCGAGCGAGAGCATGTGATGCTCACGGGCCATGCCGTGCAGCAGGTACTCGGCAAGCTGACAGTCCCACACGCGCCCACCGTTGGCAACGTACTCGACCCATGCCGTGTAGTTGTCATCGTCGCGCAGTGCATGTAGCAAGTCGAACTTGATGTTGAAGCCGACCAGCATCTTCGTGCCGATCAGCAGCTTGCGGAACCAGTCGCCGGTCGGTGGCTTGCGTCCGAAGTATTCACCGATGGCAACAGCCATGCCCTTGCGTTTCCAACCCGATGCGACCACGTGATTCTCGGGATGGAAGGGCGAAGCCTTCCGCTTGTTGTAGGTTTTGATGGTCGTTTCCACATCCCAAACCGTGTAGCTCAAGGTACACCTCCAATGTAATTGATGACACGCTGCAATGCAGCTTCATTGTACTCCTTGAATCTCAACCACGCCGTCTCCAACGTGGGCCAACTACTGATGAGCCTGCCGTCCAGATACACAGACCAGCAGGCACCTTGCTTCTTGAGGTGTGGCTTACTTGAGGTTCTCATACCTCGCGCGCTCCATGTCGAACCGCACCTCGGTGCGTGGGTCTTTGCGTCCACCACTCCGATGCAGCTTGTTCTTGGTCATGCCGATGTAGCGGAAGCGATCCATCGCAGGGTCGTTGAGTGCACCCAGCGTGATGATGAAGTCGGCGGCACCCTGCTTGCCCGTCTTGCTGTCCTTCAACATAGGCAGCGTCGGGTACGTGAGGCCGTCACCATCCGCACTGATCTGCGAGGTGGCAAGGAACGGGGCATCATACTTGACGGCGAGGTTACGCGCCCACTGGTACATGGCCTCAAGCATCTGATCCGTGCGCTGCCCGTTGTTCGCAGTAAGCCCACTGAACTGAATGTTGTCGATCATGTCCAGCACCACCAGTGACGGTGGATGATTGCGGATGATGTTCTCGATCTCGTGGCTCCGCGCATCGTGCACGTCCACGATACGCAGCAACAGGTTCGGGTCGATGCCGCCTGTCACTTCGAGCAGTTCCTTGGTGAGCGTACCAGCGCGCAGCTTCTCCACCATTTCAGGGATGGAGCAGCCGAGCAACGACTGATAGTACCGCTGCTTGATGCGCTTACCCGGCCCCTCGTTGTTGAACCATAGGATCGGCTTGACACTACCATCCTCGGCGCGCTTGATCTGAGGCACCATGAATGACAACTCGCTCGTCAGGAACGTGGTCTTGCCCTTGTCAGGGCGGGCAGCAACGATGCCGAAGTCACCACCACGCAGCGGACGCATGCTTCCATTAAGGCAGTTCAGTCGCCAGTGGAATCCGGTGTCGTCCTCGTCCTCCTTGAGCATGTCCTCGATGCTGTCCTCCACGAAGGGAGTGCGCACCTTGCGATCCATGTTCTTCTCGAAGTCCTCGACCACCTCTTGCAATCGAGTGAGCAGATCGAACTCTGCTCCGCTGTTCCACTGCTCGACCACGCCGACGATCTTGAAGCTGGCCTCGGCAGACACCAGCCGCTCCATCAATCCTTCCTCTACGTCAGGCGTGATGTCCTCGGCTGCACGTTTCATGATCGCATCGAACATGCCTGTGCGTTCAGGTGCGAACTGTGTGTGCTTGAACTGCTCGAACCACAGCATGAACGTGGAGTAGTCGATGACCTTGACCTCGGGGAACTCCTTGAAGTATGCCTTGAAGTCGTTGAGCAGAACTGTCGTCGTCTCCTCAAGACCAGCGTCCGGCAGTCCACCGATGAGCCGGTCGAACTTGGTGCGATGTTTCATCAGACGCAGTAGCGTCAAGTCTAAGCTCATAGTTTCTCCGGTGTAACACGTGTGCAAGCGGCACACCTTGAGTCAGGTGCGAGCCAATCAACCAGCGCATCGCATTGATAGCACGGCTTCCGATCCTTGTCCTTCCATGCTTCCTCCTCGGTGTCATGCGCGATACGACTCACCACGTACCAAGGTGCAAGATGGACAAGCACATACTTCCACTCACCACTGAACAGATACCTCTCTACTGCAAACATAGCTGCTCCTTAATGAATGCGCGATTGTATTTCTTCGGGTCTTTCTCTGTCACAATGTTGCGCACTGCAATGCCATGCGCGCGCAACGTCTTTAGAATTTTTGCTGCGGCATCTTGCCCCGGCTTGTCGCCGTCGAGCCACACGATAACATCACATCCACGGTACAGAATCTCTGCGAGTGGTGCAGGATTCAATGCCGTGCCAAGCAGCGACCATGCCTCCGTGATCTGGCCTACCTTGTACGCCGAGAGCATGTCCTCGCACAGTACAACGGTGTCACCTACGCCGTACTTCGCAACCAGTCCACCTCGTCGCATGCGCGGCGATAGTATCTTAGGCTTGCGGTTCGTGGCGCGCGCCTGCCAGAAAACTGCATGGCCGTCCTCCATGACCGGCAATACTACCCGCCCGATCTCCGGGCACCAGTATGCACCGAGTCGTGCGATCATGGAAGGAGAGAACCCTGACGAGTACAACCACAGAGCCGCGTCTCTCGGCCACAGTTTAAGGTCATAGACCCGTGGCTCAGGCAAGCTGAGGCTTGCCACCACCTCGCGTTCAGCGTGGTGTTCGGCTGCGATGCGATTGAGTTTGTCCTGCAAGTTCTCCTGCTCTTGCTTGTATCCCCTGCCACCACACCGGAAACAGTGAGCCGTGACCTTACCAACATCACGGCTAACTATCATGGTGCGGTTGTGGTTGCAATGCTTCACTCGCACCGACCCGCCGACAGCAAGTTGATCTGCATGTGGCAAGAACTCGTCGTGTTCGATGCGAACTTCCATTGCTTCACCTCGTTGTGATTACCGCAGGATGTCGTCGCGTCCGAAGTACGCCACGCTGCCAGTGCCTTCACGCACGAACAGCCGCAGCCCGTCCTCGGTCACGAACTTGCTTGCGATCCAGCCGTCGGTCAGACCCTTGAGGTTCTGCTTGGTGCGGATCACAGTGTACACACTGCCCGGAGTAGCAGAGCCGCCCTCGGTCAGACCTTGATGCAGGTAGTCGTAAGTGCGCATCAGAAATCTCCTTTGATAGTAACGGAGGAGATACCGTCGTAGCAAATTGTGTAGTCCTCGGGGAACATCTCGTTGAGGACGCTAAGAAACTCAACCTTACTGCGTCCGTGCGCCTCGCTAGACTTACCGTACAGCGCGCGCAGAACACGGGCTTCGTGGATGCTGAGTTCGAGGACAACACGATCCTCAATCACAGCTGGCACAGCAGGTGCCACTTCGACAGTGGTAAGTTCGGCCTTCATTACTCGGCCACCTCATCGAACAGCACGTCAGCCGCACGAATCCTGTAGGTCTGCACGTCGAGACCTTCGCCAGACTGCACGGCCAGCAGGCGACCCAGCTTCGGATCATCCCCGATGGCAACGACGGTGCCGTGCAGCACACGGCGCTTCTCGCCACGGCCATACTCGAACTTGATGGCAGTGCCAGCGGAAAGGTTCTCGATGCGGTCGCGGTTCGCCTTCTCGATCATCAGCTTGTCGAGCTTGGCCTGTGCCTTCGCCACGTCCTCACGTGCGTCCTTGATACGCTCGTCCAGCAGGGTGGTGACGGTCGGCTGCTCGTTGGTGTTCTCGCTCATGGTGTATCCTCGTTGGTGATGGTGGTACTACGGTGGTGAAGGAGAAAGGCAGTGCCGCAAGCGCAGCACTGCCAAGATGG